CCGATAGCCACAGTTAGACCAGCAATGGCCGCTGTGGTTGTAGCCGCTGCAATCTTTAGGCCAGTGCCGAGGATATTCTTAAGCGGGGTTAGTGCTTTATCGTGGAGAGTATTTGCGGATTTATGCAGGCGATCCGTACTATCGCGTACGTCATCCAATGGACCTGACGCTTTGTTGATGGCTTTAACTAAGATTTCTAGGATATTTTCCACGATAACCCCGCGCCTTTTGCACTCGCACTTCCACGTCCATCATGTGAAGGATGCGCAAAATGTCAGTGGCTTTTTCCTTGCGTATCTGCGATGGTAGAACGCTAAATTCGCGCGCCAACTTTAGTTCAATGTATTCTAATGGCGCTTTACCACCTGCCCACAAGTGAGCGAACAGGTGGTTTCTTAGTTTTTTGTGGCGTCTCCATTGCCGATTTCTTTGAGTTGTGCCACAATTGCCGATACATGGCGCGCCGGCATCTTGGTAATATCCTGCCCAACGAGCTTGAACATGATCTCGTTGAACTGCTTAAGCGCCTCATCTTCAGAGAGATTTTTAGCCCCATTGAGCAGCAAGAAATCTTCCCATGTCAATTTGTCAGGGTCAATTTCAATCTCTATGGGAGCGCTGGGTTTGAATTTAACAATTACGCTCATGGTACGGCGCTTTCAAAGAGTTTAGGAATACTGAGAGTAAATGATGCCATTGCCGGATCTCCGCTGCCAGCATCCAAAGTTGGCGGTAGACAAGATACAATCGGGCAAGCAATTGCCGTGTTGGCATCGTTAGTAGCGGTATACCGCTTGTTGCCTGTAGTGTTGCCTTTGGGCGTGTATCTGAAGAAGATACTCTTGTCTGTACCGTCGAAACGTACCTTAACCACGCGAAAAGCTTCACCAGTAGTTTCGGTGTAGAGAATATTGCACTCTACTGTGAGCGGCTCAGTTTTGTTGGAATAGGTCACGACCGGCGCGCTGCCCTCCGCTGTATTTTGAGCGCCGACAATCTGATCTCCACCCGACAAGTTGACCTGCGTTGCTTGACCACTGATATTTGTCCAACTGCTGCCGTCCAGGGACACTTCAACTGTAAATACACCTTGCGAAATCGCACCTGTAGTTTGTGCCATATTACCTCTTTATGGTGTCTGGATAACCGCCTCTGTTACAGAGGTAGTTCCACTAAATGCATAATTGACGAAGCCGCTGCCATCGTTCCAATATTGGGGATTAAATGGACCGATCAGTTTACTTGTACCGTTCGCCACCGCAACAACCACAGTGGCAAGCGATAGACCGCCAGGCGTGCCACCAGGGGTAAAAGTCACATTGATACTGCCGCCACTACCATTGGTGACAAGCAGTGCTTCGCGCCCGGTGTTGAGAAATTTATCATTACTGCTTGCTGCTGTGGTTGTGTATGTCGTTCCAGTCGGAGTTGCTACGACTGCTGTTATTGTTGCCATTGAATCACCTCCGGTTCGTGTACAACCACATCAGGCGCGGGCAATTCGGGCGCAATGGTTTGATCCATTGGTCGGATGTTTCCCGCTCTTAGATGAAGCATTGCCCTCACGTCGTCTAATTCAATCGTAGAACCAGGCAACCACACCTCTTTGTCACCTGGCCCGCCGATTTGGGCAATGACCAAATATATTTGCATGTTATACCTCATATGTTTCCATAACTGTCACGTTGCAGATGAATCCTTTGTACTGATTACCCGCATACGTAAGTCCTAAGTTTTCCACATACGCGCCCCCGGCCATGACACCGGTGTCATTGACGCTGATAATCTCTGTCAGACCATCGGCCAATACATTGCTGCTAAAGTAAGTCTGCAAGAACTTTTCCAAAAGTGCGATGCTTTGTTGCGCTGGGGCGTCATAGTCATTTTGGCCGACCGCTTCCACGAATACGCGCACGCTATAGACTCGCTCTGAGCGAACAAGCGGATGACTCCCAGCGGTGCGTACTCCACTGCTGGTTAACTGCCGTGTGGTTGCCCGCGCTGGCCATACTATGACCAGAGGCAATTGTGCCGTGTTGATGCTGCCCGCGTAGACCACAGGCGTGGATTTCACGCCTTCAATTGCCGCATGAAGCGCCTGGAGTTGAGCAATCGTATTGACAATGCTCATATTGACACCGCTCTCCGATATGGCGCGAGTAGCTCCAGAATATCACTGGGTAATTTGCGGTTCATACGGATCGCGCCAAGCTCACTAAAGGCGGTTTGGTCGAAGACCTGGGCGTCTTTGCTTCTATAGAAGAACGCCGTTAGCCGGATACAGGCATGAACAATGTCGGAGGGCGCGCTTGTGCTAAATGCCCATTTGCCACTTACGGCAATTGCACCTTCGGGATCATTGTTCCACTGCCAGTTAATGCCACTGCTCGCTAGAAGTAAGATGCCGTAGTATGGCGTCTCGCTTTTTGGCTGGGTGATGTACTGAGTAGATGTGACTGTTGTGCCATTGCCATTGGTAATTGTTGCAATGGCACATAGGTCACGGTCAAGTTTAAGTAGGCGTCCGGTCACATCTTTAACCGCATCAAAGTAACGCACTGTGTTCGTGGATGCTTCAAATGTGCGCAGACAATATGAATCAATCGTTTTTTGAGCGCGATTGATCATATCTGTCAACAGCGTATCATCGGAATCATTGTCATGTGCAATGCCGATATAGTTTTTCACATCCAGAAGCGTTGTGTACATTATGCGGTAATCCCAGCACCTTGCAAAGCGGTCAAAATTGCATTCACTTTGGCAGCTAAATCTGCGTAGTTGTTGCGTAGCGCCGGAATCAGGTTAGCCACTAGATCGTCACGCAAAGCGTCAGCGGTCGCCGGTGTGTCAGCTGGATCTGGGAGAGCCTGCAATGTGTTGTTGGCTGTGCCTGTTGTACTATCTGTGAGCGTTGTAATGGCACTTGCTTGAGTACCATTGGCTGTAATCTTGCCACCAGTGGCAATCTTTAACTCACCACCTATGACTAAAACAGCCCCGCCTTGCTGCTCATAATTAAGGGTATTATACATGGCTACCTCCCTTTACCCTGCTACAATCACAGGAGTATTAGTGGTCGCCGGTTGCGTGACTGGTGCGCTATTCGGATTAATTCCCAGAAATGTAATATCCAAAAAGTCGTCACTACCGGCTGCGCCCGCAACGTCTAGGGTGACAAATTGACCTGCTGCTAACAACTTTCGGGTTTCAACTTCGATAATGAATACTTCATTATCATCTGTCGCACCAACCGTGGTAGTCGCGCCGGTCACATCTGCTGTTGCGCCATTGATTGCCGGCGCTTGCTGCACCTTGCATGTGAGCGCGCTATTGAGCGTTCCTGCTTTAATTAAGAAAGCAAAACGTTCAAAGTCACTCACGTCAATATAGCTTCCCGAAGCCGGAAAATCGCCATCTGCAATAGCTGTACCAAAAGCGTTGCAGGTAACAATCTTGATTTCTTCAGAAAAAGTTTTCAACATATCAAATCTCCTTATGCCGCAACCTTTTGTACACAGAACATCCAGGGTTTTGTAACACGCCCGCCGACGCGTCGGCGGAAATGATACTCAACCTTGTTAATACCTGTGTTGCTGTCCTGGAACCGGGCAATGGTCATGCCGCTGCGCTCAACAATATAGTATCCTGCCATATTACCAAAGATGATCACGAATGCATTGGCGGCAATATCGGGCATAGCTTCGGATTCATAACTACGTCGATTGAGCAGTTGATCCTGATCGGTCATATCAGCGAACAAATATTGCCCTTGCCCATCTTTAAGCTTTTCAATTGCCAAAAATGTATCTGTATTGGCAATAAAAGAGGCCGTGCGACGATACTGAGCAGATATACCACGTTTCAAGCTTTTAATGCCGTCTGCCGTAAGTAGTGACGCGTTACCAGAATTAATCTCGGTCAACGCCAAAGCATTAAGACTGCCTGGTAGAATACCCATTGGTTTGGCGACGCCATCGCCAATCAGGAACGCGTCATCCTCATCCATTGCCATTGTAGTCACGGCATCTTCCTGGAGAATGTTGACCAAGTTCCCGGCGTCTTCAACTAACGATTGTGACATAGGCACTTTGTAGGTGTACACGTCGGCATTGATGGTTTTTAGTCCCAATGTTAGATTTTTCTCAGCAGGCGATTGGGTTTCACTGCCCCAGGCACCACGGAGAGCGCTAGTATATCGTTCGTTACCGCCAGTCAACTCTACAAACTCGGTAGAGTTGCCGGTTGTCAGATTGACCACGGTAGCTCCACCGCCACGCACAGCAGTAAGACCGGGTAGGCGGCTGATAATCTCGCTTTGCATGGTAGACGGGACGGCGAATCCACCTAACGTACCCTGCGCCTCAACCATAGTAGCCTTCACAGTATCGACATTGTAACCATTTTTGATCATGGTTTGAATGTCTTCAAAGGCGAAGATCTGCATTTTGAGGAGCTTATGTTCATCCCGATCAAGCGCGGACTCACCGCCGCGAAGATATTTGGCGAACGCCATACTCTGATCCCAGATTCGTTGCCGATAATTTCCGCCAAGCAAATCGGTCAATACAGCCTGTTTCGCTGTGCTGTCTTCGCCAAAACGCATGACGTACACAGCTTTCATGGTGACGTTTTCTTGAGGTTCAGACTGTTGTGATTGTATCCCAGCGGGTAACGTGGGACGCATAACCTTCGCTGCGCTCTCCTGAATGCCATCCAGATCGTTTAGGCCGTCCAAAGCGGATTTGATGCTTTCCGCTTCTTTTGTGAGTTTATTACCTTGCTCAATTTCGCCTGATTCGTAGGCTTTACGCGCCTCAGCAAGCTTGAGAGCAAGTTGTTCTTTTAGTGTCATATCCAACTCCTAAATTGAAAGTTCCAAAACACGTAATAGGCCAAGCGCTTTCGCAATCTGGCGCGCATCCTCTGCGCCTTTGCCCTCTGGGAAAGTCAGACCTAAGTCAGAATATGCGGATTTAATTTCAGCAATGGGGCGTTCCATTTGCCGAGGATCAGCTGGTGTGGGTGTCATGCTGCCTTCGACGATAGGCCAGCGTAAGATGCGTCCATTCTTGGCAACTTTGCGCGCCCCTGGTAAAGTGCCACTGGATGTTCCTAGCATGCGTTGCTGTGTAAGTTTGCGGATGGCATCCAGGTAGGCATTGCCCTTGTCTAGCTGTGCTTCATACCACAGCCCCACCTCATCGGGTTCTAGCACATCAATAACACCCACAAGCGCTGATTTTAATACACCATCCGTAGCGTGATTATAGAGATATGGCAGTTTACCAACGGCTTTGAAAATAGTTGTCATTTCTTCAGTTTCGGGTGTGAAAAATTCATCGTCCAAATCTTTTTCTTTTTCACTGCCCCAGAGCGCCATGTAGCCGCCCGCACGATACGAACCCAACATTTTTATTGCCTTTGCTTCCGTCAGTGGCGGCGCGTCAGCATAAGGTAGACGCTCTTTTAGCTGAGGGAGATTCTCGCCGGCGAACACATTGAACGCATCCAAGCAGCGATCAATTGCAGCGGACAATGTTTTTTGTTCCTCTTGGTTTAACCTGCCATCACCATACAAATTGTCAGCCATTTCGGTGAAACCAAGATGGATACGGCTGATAATCCAGTCGTATAGATTTGCAACCTTTTCTGTGGGCATAATTTTCTCCAACAAAAAAGCGGCGCATCGCCTGACCACCATGACAGTAGTCAAACAATGCGCCGCCGTGTAATCACAGTAGCAGTATTTAATTACCGAATGCGTTTTTCTTTGGTACGCACCAAATCAAAGCCATCTTCAATGGCGCCTAATTCGATAATTGCCATCTCGCGCCGTTTTAACAGTAATTTTTCTAGTCGTTCGACTCGTTGGATGAGTTCGTTGAAAGCTGCAATGGAAATCGTATCATAAACTTGCGAAAGTTGCAATACTTTATCTGATTGCATCTTTAATTGCCTTTTCAAAATCATCTACAATTGTTTTCAATTCTTCAGTTAACACATCCTCAGCAGTTTGCCAGCGGCCTTTGTGGATAGCTGCCTGAAAACGTTTTGATTGTACCCACGGGGCATACTCAGTATTGTTGCCAATTACTCCCTGCACTCCTTCGCGCAGCTTGATTATTTTGGTTGTCCACCGTCTACCCAGTGTTCCTGTGCGTACATAGGTTGAGCGCGCCGGCGGCGCTGGGTATTCCTTCATACGGGCTTCCAGACGATACATAGCGCGCTGCATAGGACGCTCTAAAACGTCAATTGCCTCTAGCCGGTCAAGCTTATTGAACAACTCTTTGATACCTTTAATTTCCAGTTCCATCGACAACCTTTGGATAAATTTGTGATTTTCATTCTTCCGGCAACTATATCAAACAAAAACTGTTCGTCGATTATGACCCTAATTAACCGTCGTTCCATGTTTCGCTACTCCCACGGCCTGCCCGTGTAATGGGCCACAAATCGGGCAAACCCGCTCATCAGCGCTCGTATTGAAAATAAACACAGCGCCGTTATCTTTGCTGATCCGCAAGCTGTACCAGCATCTACACCGCGGATGCTGCGGAATTTCTTCAGTCGGTCGCCCTTCGCCATAGCCAGCAGCGGCGTACCCCGCTAATGTCCCTTGAGCATAAGCCCGCGTAACTTCCGTAGAAGCTATCAATGCTGCCCGGTCACGTCCAAACGCAGGCGCTAAGTCACGGATCAGCGCTGGTAGCGGCTCACCATTGCTTATCCATCTCCCTACCGCTTGCCCAACAATGCGTGTGGACGTGGTTCCCAACTGATTGAGCAGATTATCTGTGTACGTTAATGCCCAGGTTCGCGCCTGCTCGTGCGCCAGTGTCCAGTCAAACCCAAAACCGATGCGTTCAAACTGTTGGATACTAACACTCACACCCAAATCAACACTATCCTGTAACGCCCTATTCAACACATCACGTACCCGCTGGCTTGTAAATGCCTGCCGCGCTTGTGTGGTATCCGCACTGGTTGGCTCCTGGTCAAACAAAGAGCCTTGAATCAACTGTAGTTCTTTTGCAATTTCACGCTCTGTGCGTCGCTCCAGTTCCATACGCGCCTTCTGTTCAGCCTCATCATCATCGGGGTCAAGCTGCAACAGTAGCGCCTTGTACCAGCTATGGGTAATCTTGCCAGGAAACACGAAAGGGGACGGCTTCAAATGCCGCTTTCACCTCACTTTCGTTGGTAGCAACGGTGAGCGCTGCCAGGATGCTCGCTTTATGTAGCGGTTCAATCACAGCGCTTTCAAATGGTCGCTCTACTGGTTTGCGACCAGCGCGCAACTCGCCAAGCGCGACCTTGCGCCAACGCTTCAACTCAGTATCAAGAGCGATAGCTTTGCCCGCCTGCTCATCAACCGCATTTTGAGGAGATTGCGATTGCAGCATATCACCTACTTGTGGTTGCGGCGACGGATCCATTGGCTTTAAAAATGGTAACAAGCGGATTGGCACATTAGCAAGCTCAGTAATGTCGGATGGTAATTCAGCCGGTTCCAACCCTCGCTCCTGGCGGTTTTCGTTGATGCTACGATCCTGGCTATAGATGGTGTATTCCTGCACTTCGAGCGCTCTATCTTGCGGAATAATGTTTGGCGCCTCAAACAGTACATCGCCATAGTATGGAGCAATGTCAGCGGTCATCTGTTCGGCAAAATAGTCGAGTAACGGCTGCACCGTGTTGCGCGCAAAGGCGATTTCCGCAGCTAACCGCGAATCTCCAGACAGCCCACCGCTGATCAGGCCCTCTGGAATACCGTACACACGGTCGATTTCATCTCGACTAAAGCGACGGCTGTCAATGATTTGCATCTGCTCCAGAGTTTGTGTGATGGTTTCCACAGTCAAATCGCCGCTGCGCGTAAAGATGCGCTTCTGGCCTTCCTTGAGTTGTTGTGCAATCACAGCGCGTTGGCGGTCAAAGTCATTTGGTGATGTGGTTGCCGGTACACTGATGATCGCGCTGGGAATAGCATTATCTTCCTGGAAAAAGTCACGCGTCCAACGCGCTTGTGCATGGTCACTTTGGATTGCCAACAGCGCTGCTGTCAACGGTGACATGCCCTCCCACCAATCGAAGGGGTTGGGCATTCTGAAATGAATGATGTTTTCTCCTGGTAATATTTCCAAACTACCATTGACATTATATTCATAGTCAATCACCAGTTCATCCCAAAACACGCCTTGCCCGTGGCGTATCCGTTCGGGCAATGGCCGCACCATATTTGCCATCAACGGCCACAATTCAACCGGCTCGCCCGTGCCTGCTGTGGGCGTGCTGATGAAGATGTAGGCATTGCCCCGCAGTAGATACCACCAAGCGGTGTATCTCTTGAGAAATGAACCAGACATAAACGGGTTTGGGCGGTCTAGAAGTGCCGCGAACGGATGATTATCAAGCTCGCTTTTATCCTGTCGATTTAGGATTTTTAGATTTGCATTACGGCTTGCTATGCGGTCTGCAATCAGTTTGATATTAGAATAGACCCAGGCGGATGTAACCGCGAGTTTATACGCCGCTTCTGTGTCCATCGTTTCCAGTTGGCGGAACTGTCCATAGCGCGTCATCTGGCTGATAACCGCGTCGAAGGTCGCGCCGCCCATCAGCGCACTTTGTTGTTTCGTTATGGGTAGCACCGGCGCTGAAAACAAACTCCGCATGGATTGAAGAAGATTCATGATCGTAGCCATCCGATTATTGCCAACATGAGTAATTCAGAAATCAGCGTAGCGACTACACGCCATACATCCACAGCAAACAGCAGCGCAAATGGCGTCAAAATTGTGAGCAACGCCGCAGTGAGCCAGCAAATCAATAGTGGATTCATAATACTGCCACCAGTGGCGATGTACCCACTGCCTGCCAACGATTAAGCGCCTGAGTAAAGGCATCCACATCATCATCGTGAGCGCCGTTAGGAAACACAGCACAACTATCAATAAAACTATCCACCCAACCATAAAGTGACGGGTGGGGCAAATATACATTGCTCGATTCAACGCTTGGTGAAACCGCATGAGCGCGGCTGATCTTGCCGCCTTCAGGATTGATTGCAATTAATCCAGCAATTTTATTGTGCAACATAGAAATCACGGCTGGACCATTGGCCTTGTCTTCAATCAACTTGGCATAGGCTTCCGGCCATTTTTGAGTAAATCGGCTGATGGCCGTCATCGTCCCTATAATGTCGGCGCGCTCTTTATAATAATCCAACATAAATTTGTTTGCTTCCACTCGCGCCCAGACCTGCCCAGCGACAAAATCAGACGT